AAACAGATTTACATTTTGAAAATTCCGATGGAACAGGTACCGATGATATAATTAGACTTATACACACAGCTGGTAAATATCCTGAAATTGTTAAAACAATGGAAGCAATAGATAATTGTGGTGTTTATAATAGAGCGGTAACGTTTTTTGATTTAGACATCAATGGTGTTCAAACGTTTGCCGGTGGACCAACGTTAAGCGGCCAAAACGACTTAGGAATTGTTGGATGTTGGAGAACAACATAATCTAATTGAGACTAACCGCGCAAGATTTGCGTGAAATGAATATCCTTAAGTATTACAGGCTCACTAGAAAGTGGGTCTGTAAAACTTACGGGTTAAAAGACGCAGACTTAGAATTATTAATTTATTTAGATTGTAAAGGAAGATTTACACGAAACGATTTTATCAACGGAGTTTATACATACTCATGGGATAAAGCAAGATGGGACAGATTAAGAAACGAAGGTTGGATAGATGTATGGAGACATAGAAATAGAACAACTATAATGTACTCTATATTTAAAACTTCGTGGAAATGTTCTCAAATGATAAGTAGAATTTACAGAATACTTCTAGGTGAGGAAGACATGCCTATATCAGAGAGAAGTGTTTTTTATAAGAATAAATCATATACAGATAAAGTTTACAATAAAGCTATAGATGATATGATAAAAGACAAAGACCGATGAGAACAAGAAGATACATGCATGGCCGTAGAAGAGCAAAGCGATCTCCCGCTAAATCATGGATTGGGGATTTATGGGGGAAGAAACGGCAAAAGAGAGTTATCGATAGTGAGGACAAAGATCCTACTTCGGCAAATGCAATGACTGCTAAAAGCGAGGCAATGAAAGGTGGAGAGCAAAACAATCACGACACCACGCATTCGCATCCAGCAGCGTCTTTCGAACAAGGGGAAGATGGTGGAGATTCTAAAGCTCTAGAAAAAGAAAGAAATACTGGTCCAGTTGGATCATGGGGACAAAGAACATTTGGATGGTAAAAATATATATATGGCATTTAAACTAGGATCAGAAAAAGGAAATTACGCTATAAGCGGTGAGATAAAGACAAAGATGAGATTTGGAAAAGAATCTGGATCTTCTGATGTTTCTGTACCTGGAACACCTGTTATAAGAAAAGATGATTTACAGCCTGGTGTTTTTGGTGAAGCTAATATGGATGGAACAATATACATAAGTGACAAGCTAGGTGCTGGTAGTTATGAAGAGCGCCAAGTTATAATACACGAAATGAGGCACGCAACAGATATAAAGATTGGTAAGTTAACTTACGCTGATGATCATATTATGTACAATGGCGAGAGATTTGAAAGAGAAGATGTTAATGGGGTTGATTCTATATTGGTTGACGGGAAATGGAAACCAGCGGGGACTGATGATTTTCCTTGGGAAGTAGATGCTAACAACGGTGATAATAAAATGTAAAAAATATGTGGAGTCTATTTAAAGATAAAAACGAAATAAATGAAAAGAATGTGGTGGGATTTGCATCTTTTGTGGTTATGGTATTGTTTGCTATAGCAGATCTAGTAACTAGTTTTATATTCGTAGATGGAGAACTAGTAATTAATGAGGTGATATATAATTCATTCGTATGGGTAACATTAGGATGTTTTGGTATCAGTTCTTTTGAAAAAGTAAAAAGTAAATAAAATGGCTTATAAACAAAAAAAATCAATGATAGCTGGAACTGATCCAGTAAAGAAGGCTAAGAAAAAAATTGGACCAAAAGTTGATCCAGACGCACCTGGTACCCCGGGAGAGTCTGGATATGAACCACCGGTTAAGCGTTCTGATTTAGATAAGAAAGGTAAAAAACTTTGGGATTCAAAACACAAATGTCCTAAGTGTGGAAAACTTAAAAGCCAATGTGGCTGTAATTACTAAATAAGTTATGTTAGGTAAATTATTTTCAGGAGGAGCAGCAGAGTTAGTTAAAGGCGTGGGAGGGGTAATAGACAACCTACACACATCTGCTGAAGAAAAACTAGAGGCAGAAAGAAAAATAAAAGAATTAGTTGCTAACTATCAGGTAGAAATGGAAAAGAACATTACTAGTAGATGGGAGGCAGATTTAAAATCAGACTCTTGGTTAAGCAAAAACGTTAGACCATTAGTATTAATATTTTTAATAGTATGCACCATGCTATTAATATTTATAGACGCAGGTGCATTAAATTTCGAAGTAAAACCAACGTGGGTTGATTTACTTCAATTAGTATTAATAACTGTGATCGGTGCTTATTTCGGCGGTAGATCACTAGAAAAAGTAAAAAAATAAAATTATGGGACAAAATTCAACAGAAGTAGCATATGGCTTTGGCCAATTTGGATCTGCTCTTTCACAGTTAGCTGCAAATACAATTACAGCTCCTGAAGGCCATGTGATTGTTGCTATTCAATTTTTAGACGATACTTCACTTAGTGCTTTAGTAGCTGAAGATTCGAAAGTATTTATGAATACAGCCGCAGCATCTCACACTGGTGAATACGTTAGAACGGTAAATCAAGGTGCTTCTACTACAAATAAAATTATATTTGACAGTGAAACCAACGAAGCTGCTGGCGCAAGAGTTGGCGACTATGTTTATGATAGTACTGGTATTTTACACGGTGTAATTACATTGTTAGATCCAGATGGAAATAACACTAGTGAAATTCAAATAAGTAATAGTGTCGCTATTACAGATAACGAGATTTTACACTTTTCATCCAAAGCTCTTCCAGTAGGTGGTGGTGGTCAACAATTAGCATCTGCAGATGTGTTTCCAAAGGGATTAACTATTTATGGTAGATGGACATCAGCTTCATTACAAGCTGACGCAGCTACCGCTGGAATAATATGTTACTTTGGTAAGTAATGCTAGGCTTAGCATCTTCAGTACATACAACTAACTATATTGGTGGTGTCGCTGAGTTTGTAGAAAACACTAGGTCAATTCAATTAGATGGCGTTGGTGACTATATAAAACATCCAGTTGCGGATAGTGTATTCGCTAGTACTAATGGCCACACTATATCAGCTTGGGTTAGATATCCGGATCCATATAGTACTAGTTTTGGAATGTTATACGGCGTTTCAGGTAGTGGTGGTGCTACGTATTTAGGTAATCATGGTTCACAAAAACATTATTTTTGGTTGGGCGCTGCTGGTAGTGCTTCAAATTTAGCTATAACAAACAGCTCTTCTGGATTGACAGATGGTGTAGATACAGGTTGGATACATATGGTTACTAGAGTGCAGTTAAACTCTAGTGGTGATCCAGCTAATAACACTAATAGATCTTTTTGGATAGATGCGGATTCAAAGAATTCCGGTAATCTAGCGCCAAACATGAATAATTTAGATGACTTTTCCACAAGTAAACAACTTGGTATAGGGGTTTATAGTTTTAGTACATCTTCTTGGAGCTATATTACAAACCAAGTATATATAGCGGAATTCGCTATATTTGATACGGCTCTAACTGATGGAGAGATTCAAAAAGTATACGAAGGTGGAGGGGCATTTAATTTATTAAATCCTGATTTCGCCCCATCTGACAATTTAGTAACTTGGTATAGATTCGAGGATGACAATACAGATCAAATAACTGATTATTCAGGCAACGATAACCACGGCGAACCGATTGGAGATCCATCTTATCACGCTGACACACCTTAATAAAGCAAAATGGCATATAATAACAACAAGTATATAGTAATGAACGTTTCTGAAGTTGACGAAAGTATTGATTTTTCTCAATTAAACACTAAAGGTGTTGATAGCGCTAGGAAAAACAACGACGGAACTAAGATAGTATTAAGATCCCCAGCTGAAGTCCCTTCTTTTTTAAATGGTAAAACAGTTTATTCACACGAAGAAATGATAAACAAGTTGAAAGAAAGTGAGTGGATTGAACCAGACCCACTAGGTATATAATGTTAGGTTTAGGTAATAGCTTGATGACTCCTACCGTAAGCTCTGGGCTTGGTAAACGTGGTTCACTAATTTTTGATGGTGTGGGTGATTATATGACCGTGGGCGGTAGTAATAGTATTTTTAATGATACGTTTACAATAACATGGAGGATAATGTTTGATGACTCTAATATAACAAACCATCAAATTAGTGGCCAAGCAAACGCAACCGCTCAAGACATGACTTACCTGGGTTTTCTTAGTGGAACACATTTTTATGGGTGGCATAAATCAAATAATTATCTAAATAATATGAACGGTGGTACGATGTGGACTGAGAACGCGGGTACTCCCACTCCTTGGATAACTATCGGTATGTCATTTGACTGTACTGGTGGTGGTAGTAATGCAACAGGTCGTTTTTTCTGTGAATTACCAAGTAAAGAATCACACACGGCGTTCACTTCCATGCCAATAACTAATGTTAACGCTTTTGATAGTCCGCATGCTTTTGGGATTGGGGTATGGATAAATAGCGGTGGTAGCGCGCAGTGGATTCACGAGGGAGGTGCGATTGCTGACGTGGCGATATATAAGGGGTATGCTTTTACTCTCGCTGATTTTCAGGAAATATTTGATAGCCCAGAGAAAGATTATAGGACTCTTTCTCACGCCGCGTATCTAACTTCTTATTTTCCATTTGGTGAAGCTGGAATGCAAGATGTAATAGGTGGTTTATCTCCAGAACCAGGAGGAGTAACATATGGTGGTGATCCAACGGTTTCTATGGTACACCCAAGTGATTAATAAATTAAACAATTAAATTAAATAAAATGGCAAAAAACACAAGTAAAAAAATAAAAGAACTAAAAGGTATTAAACCTGAAAAAATAACTGAAGATCAGTTAAAGAGAATTCAAGATATCGTAAACTCTATAAATAGAGGACAAATGGAAATAGGCTCAATGGAAATCCAGAAGCATGAAATAATGCATAAGATGGCTATTGATAGAGATAAACTAACCATTCTTCAAGATGAGTTGCAAAAAGATTACAAAACAACCGATATTAATATCCACGATGGAACAATAAATTACCCGGAAAATGGCGAAGTTAATAAGGAAGATTAGTATAGGTAAAGATTATAAGAACGATGCAATGCACTATGCTGTTGGTCAAGAGGTATATGGTGGGCATACGATTTGTGATATAATAGAAGAAGAGGATAAATTCTCTGTTTATATTAAGAAGAATAAAGATGTTTTACCATGGAAAGACTTTAATAAGAATATGGCTGTATCTGTAGAGTATAATCTAGAATACTAATGAAAAGCGTTTACAACTTTGTTGTAAAACCAAAAGGAGAAAGATATAATAACACTAAAAAACTAGATGGAGGTGATTTGATTATCAATACAGAGATCTCTAACCATCAATATGTTAATAGAGAAGCCGAGATTATATCAACTCCTATGATTGGTGATACAGATATACAACCGGGAGATACAGTTGTATTACATCATAATGTTTTTCGTAGATGGCACAACCAATATGGTATCGAGAAAAATAGTAGAAGTTATTTCAATGAATCTACTTATTTTATAAACCACGATCAAATCTTTTTATACAAAAGAGATGATAAGTGGGTAGCTCCAAAGGGTTATTGTTTTGTAAAACCTTTGAAAGCAATAGATCAATTTAATGTTGAATCTGAAAAACCACTTCAAGGTATTGTCAAATATTCTGATGGTACAGTTGAAGTTAATGATCTAATTGGTTTTAGACCAAGTAGTGAATACGAGTTTATCGTCGATGGCGAAAGACTATATCGAGTTTTATCTAATTTTATTACAATCAAATATGAATATCAAGGAAACGAAGAAGAATATAATCCAAGCTGGGCATAAAGCTGTTGAGGAATTGATTAAGGTAGCTAGAGAAGCTATTGTAGATTCAGATGACGATATATCAGCCGATAGATTAAAAAACGCTGCAGCAACTAAAAAGTTGGCTATATTTGATGCGTTTGAAATACTTAACAGAATCCAAGAAGAAGCAAATTTACTCGACGGAAAAACACCTGAGAAGAAAGAGGAAAAGGTTTTTAAAGGTTTCGCTGAAGGTAGATCAAAATGAAGTACGAACAAAGTTTAGTTAAAATAATAGAACCTATTAAGAAGACTACCATCAGTAGACTTAATAAGGGTAAAAAATGGAAATATGGATATGATAAAGAACACGATATCGTTGTTATCTCTAAAACTGGAAAAATTGGTGAAATACTTGAAATCCAAGGCTTGCAAATTGGCTTGCCGTTGGAACCAAAAGGAGTGTACATGCACCCCAAAAATAAATGGGTAAAGTTTGAACAACCAAAAGATTTAGAGCGTTTAAAAAATATATTTGATTGGAGAAGTTATCCCGACGAGCACAAGGAGCAGTGGTATGATTATATAGACGAGGAGTTCAAGAGAAGAGACGAGGGATTTTGGTTTATGAATAATGGTAAACCAACATACATAGTGGGAACGCACTACATGTACTTACAATGGAGTAAGATTGATGTTGGTGCACCTGATTTTAGAGAGGCAAATAGATTGTTCTTTATATTTTGGGAAGCCTGCAAGGCAGATAAAAGGTGTTATGGAATGTGTTACTTGAAGAACAGGCGTTCTGGATTTTCTTTCATGTCTTCTGCCGAAACAGTTAATTTAGCCACTCTTGCAAGTGATAGTAGATATGGTATACTATCTAAAACAGGTGCAGATGCTAAAAAAATGTTCACGGACAAAGTCGTTCCTATATCAATTAATTACCCATTCTTTTTTAAACCTGTCCAAGATGGTATGGATCGGCCTAAATCTGAACTTGCTTATAGAGTACCTGCTAGTAAGTTTACAAGAAAAAAGATTACAGCGAACGAGAAGTTGGAGGATATCAAGGGTTTGGATACGACGATTGACTGGAAGAATACGGGAGACAATAGCTATGATGGTGAAAAGTTAGCCTTGCTAGTACATGATGAGAGTGGTAAATGGGAGAGACCTGATAACATATTGAATAATTGGCGTGTTACAAAAACATGTCTTAGATTAGGTAGTAGAATTGTTGGTAAATGCATGATGGGTTCAACATCAAATGCTTTAGATAAAGGAGGTGATAACTTTAAAAAATTATACAATGCATCAGATGTCACTAAGCGAAATAGAAATGGCCAGACGAAATCTGGTTTATACTCTTTGTTTATCCCAATGGAATGGAACTACGAAGGATTTATTGATGAGCACGGAGTTCCAGTATTCACTACTCCTGACATCGATGTGCTCGCCCCAGATGGTGAACTAATAGATGTAGGCGTAATAGATAGTTGGCAGAACGAGGTTGATGGTTTAAAGGGAGATTCTGATGCTTTAAATGAATTTTACCGTCAATTTCCAAGAACTACAGAGCACGCTTTTAGAGATGAAGCAAAGGGAAGTATATTCAATCTAGTAAAGATATACGAGCAGATAGATTACAATGAGGAAATGTCTAACACATTAGGGGTAACAACTGGTAACTTTCAATGGGTGAATGGCGTTAAAGATTCTCAAGTTATATTTTACCCAGATAGGCAAGGTAGGTTTAAAATTAGTTGGGTACCACCTCAACAATTACAAAACAGAGTAATACTTAAAAATGGTATTAAATATCCCGGGAATGAACACATGGGGGCTTTTGGTTGTGATAGTTATGATATCAGTGGTACTGTAGATGGAGAAGGTTCTAAGGGAGCGTTACACGGTTTAACAAAGTTTTCAATGGAAGATTCTCCAGCAAATAGTTTTTTTTTAGAATACCTATCTAGACCGCCAACTGCTGAGATATTTTTTGAAGATATGTTAATGGCTATTGTGTTTTATGGGATGCCAATACTAGCAGAGAACAACAAACCTAGATTACTCTATTACCTAAGACGTAGAGGTTATAGAGGATTTAGTATGAATCGCCCCGATAAAGTTTGGAACAAATTATCTGTGGCTGAAAGAGAGGTTGGTGGTATACCAAACTCAAGTGAAGATATAAAGCAAGCGCACGCGGCAGCGATTGAAATGTATATACAAGATCACGTTGGTATGAAGCAAGATGGAACTTTTGGAGATTTGTATTTTAATACATTATTAAATGATTGGACTAGATTTGATATAACAAAGAGAACTAAGTATGACGCGACGATAAGTTCTGGATTAGCTATTATGGCTTGCAATAGACACCTATACGCTCCAAACGCAAAGGTTGAAAAACCAAAGTTAAATATAAATATTTCCAAATATAGTAACACTGGAAATAATTCAAGAATAATTAAAAATTAAGTATGGCACACTCTGGTATTAAAAGTTTTTTTCCAAGTCAAACCGTTAGCGACGCTGAGAAGTTGAGCCATGATTATGGTTTAAAGGTTGGGAAAGCTATTGCTGCTGAATGGTTTGATAATGATAGAACACATAACAGATATAGAACTAGCAATAATAATTTTCATAATTTAAGATTGTACGCTAGAGGCGAGCAATCTATTCAAAAATATAAGGATGAGTTATCTATAAATGGTGATTTGTCCTATTTAAATTTAGATTGGACACCTGTACCTATTATATCTAAGTTTGTTGATATAGTTGTTAACGGTATGACAGATAGGATGTACGATATAAAAGCATATTCTCAAGATCCGTTTGGAGTAGAAAAAAGAACTGAGTATATGGAGTCTTTGTTGAGGGATATGAGATCTAAAGAATTTAATGCCGCTGCTCAACAAGCGTTTGGTGTTTCTCTAGAAGAGAATGATCCAGATAAAATACCAGAAACAGAAGAAGAGCTTAAGCTTCATATGCAATTGAGTTACAAGCAATCGGTAGAGTTAGCAGAAGAGCAAGCTTTAAACGTTTTAATGAGAGGTAACAATTACGACTTGATAAAAAAACGTTTTTACTATGATTTAGCTGTATGTGGTATTGGCGCTGTAAAAACATGCTTCAACACGTCTGAAGGTGTTACTATAGATTATGTTGACCCAGCTAATCTCGTTTATTCTCATTCTGATTCTCCTTATTTTGACGATATATATTACGTTGGTGAAGTTAAGGAGATACCAATAAATGAACTAGCAAAACAGTTTCCGCATTTAAAAGAAGATGATTTAAGAGATATTATTAAAACAAGAACTTTTAATCATAATAATAATTCAGCTAGACATTATAGTAAAGATGATGATAGCAATAAGGTTCAAGTTTTATATTTTAATTTTAAAACCTACATGAATGAGGTTTATAAAATAAAAGAAACTGGAAGTGGTGGTAATAAAATACTTCAGAAAGACGACCAATATGATCCACCTGAAAATATGGAGGGAGGTTTTGGTAGGATGTCTAGATCGATAGAATGTCTGTATGACGGCGCGATGATACTTGGTTCTAACAAACTGTTAAAATGGGAAATGGCGAGAAATATGATTAGACCTAAGAGTGATTATACTAAGGTTAAAATGAATTACGCTATAGTTGCCCCTAGAATGTATAACGGTAAAATAGAATCTTTAGTTAGTAGAATAACAGGTTTTGCTGATATGATCCAATTGACACATTTAAAGCTACAACAAGTTATGGCTAGAATGACACCCGATGGTGTTTATTTAGATGCTGATGGTTTGGCTGAAATTGATTTAGGTAATGGAACTAATTACAATCCACAAGAAGCATTAAATATGTTCTTCCAAACTGGATCTGTTATAGGAAGAAGTTTTACTTCAGAAGGAGATATGAATCCAGGTAAAATACCTATTCAAGAAATATCCAGCGGAAGTGGAGGTCAAAAAATGCAAGCTTTAATAGGTAATTATAATTATTATTTACAAATGATTAGAGATTGCACTGGGTTAAACGAAGCTAGAGACGGTAGTATGCCAGAGAAAAACGCTTTAGTAGGAGTTCAAAAACTAGCCGCAGCTAATTCTAACACGGCAACTAGACACATATTAGACGCTGGATTATTCTTAACATCGTCCGTTGCAGAGTGTCTTACACTTAGAATATCAGATATTATAGAATATTCCCCAACTAAAGATGCTTTCATACAAGCTATAGGTGCTCACAATGTCGCTACATTGGAAGAAATGTCAGAATTACATTTATATGATTTTGGTATATTTATTGACTTACTACCCGATGATGAGGAAAGACAGATGTTAGAGAATAATATTCAAATGGCACTTCAACAGCAAAGCATAGAACTTGAGGACGCTATTGATCTTAGAAACGTAAATAACATTAAATTTGCTAATCAACTGTTAAAAGTACGTAGAAAAAAGAAACAAGATAGAGATCAACTTTTACAACAACAAAATATACAAGCTCAATCTCAAGCACAGCAACAAGCGGCACAGGCACAAGCTCAGGCTGAAATGCAGAAAAATCAAATGATGACTCAAAACCAAGCTCAATTAGAACAAATGAAAGCTCAACTTGACGCTACAAAATCTCAACAAGATCATCAGTTTAAAAAAGAACTTCTATTCTTCGAACACCAAATGAGCATGCAGTTAAAAGGTTTAGAAGTTCAAGGCTTACAATCTAGAGAAAAAGAAAAAGAAGATCGTAAGGATGAAAGAACAAAGATACAAGCTTCACAACAAAGCGAAATGATTGACCAAAGACAAACCGGAAAACCCCCAAAGAATTTTGAATCTGGAGCTGCTTTAAACAGTAGTGGCTTTGATTTAGGTTCTATTAACATGGGATAAATTATTAACTATTATTATATTATATTATGGCAAAAAAAGAAAAGCCAATCGTAGATAACGATACTGGCAAGATTAAAGTAAAAGCGAAAAAAGAAAAACAACCAAGTGGTAACGAAACAAAAGGTGATGTTACTAAGGTTAAAGAAAAAATGAAAATGAAACCTGTTGTAGAAGAGGAATCTATTACTAAGGTTGAATTAAATAAAAAAGAAGAAATTAAAGAAGATACTCCAGTAGAAGCGGAAACTAAGGTGGAAGAGCAAAAGCCTGTTGAGGAAGAAAAAGAATCTACACCTGCTTTAGAAGAAATAACAGAAGAAGCAAAAGAGGAGGTAGTGGAATCTACACCTGAAGAAGTTATAGAAGCTGTTAAAGAAGCTGAAGCTACTGGACAACCATTACCAGAGAATATTCAAAAGTTAATGAACTTCATGGATGAGACTGGTGGTGATTTAAGTGACTACGTTAAGTTAAATAAAGATTACAGTAAGTTAGATGATAGAAATTTACTTCATGAATATTACACTCAGACAAAACCTCATTTAAACAACGAAGAAATTAACTTCCTTATGGAAGATCAATTCTCTTACGACGAAGACGTCGATGAAGATAGAGATATACAGAGAAAAAAACTAGCGTTAAAAGAGCAAGTTGCCAACGCTAAAAGCCACTTGGACGGGCAAAAGTCCAAATACTATGAAGACATCAAAGCTGGATCGAAACTCACTAGTGAGCAACAGAAAGCTATTGATTTCTTTAATAGATACAACAAGGAATCACAAGAAAACGAAGCAAAAGCTAAAGCGCAGCGATCTACTTTCGAAGATAAAACTAATGGTCTATTTAACGACAAATTCAAAGGTTTTGAATATAAAGTCGGAGACAAAAGATTTAGATTTAACGTGAAGGATGTAGATTCTATAAAGGAAGCACAGAGCGATAGTGATAATTTTTTCAAAAAGTTTTTGGACAAAAACAATCATTTAAAAGATGCTCAAGAGTTTCACAAATCTTTATACACAGCTAGTAATGCTGATGCTATAGCTAGTCACTTTTACGAACAAGGAAAAGCCGATGCTATGAAAAATAGTATGGAAACCTCTAAAAATGTTGATATGACACCTAGACAATCTCATGGTGAAATTGAAGCTGGAGGTATTAAAGTAAAAGTGCTTGGTGAAGATTCTAACGATTTTAAGTTTAAAATTAGAAATAAAAACAAATAACAATTAAAAATTTACAATTATGGCAATTACACCTGGACCTAGTTTGAATAGTGTTCCTGCTCCACAAAAGCAAACGCTAAACACAAACTATCTAGACCTTTCATCTGCTGCAAACGCAGGATGGGGGCAACAATATGTACCAGACCTAATGGAAAAAGAAGCTGAAGTTTTCGGACCGAGAACTATTTCAGGTTTCTTATCTCAAGTTGGGGCTGAAGAATCTATGACGGCTGATCAAGTTATTTGGTCAGAACAAGGTAGATTACACTTATCCTATAAAGGATTAGTAACTAACTCTACTGGTGCCAACGCTGGAACTGGTGCTTCAAACACTATTACAGTTACTACTGATATGGATGGATTGACACCTACTAAGCATGGTGTTAGAGTTAATGACATGGTTATTATCGCAAATTCAAATGGCGTTCACAAATGTTTAGTAACAGCTGTTACTGGTAACTTAGCTTTTGAAGTTTATGCTTATGACTTAGCAGCTGGTGGTTTAGCAGATACTACTGATACTACTGGAACAACTATATTAGTTTATGGTTCTGAATACGGTAAAGGAGTTTCTTATATGGTTGGAGGAACATCTACAGCTGAGCAAGAATCAAGAGGAGCTAACGAACCATTATTCAAAACGTTTACTAACAAACCAATCATCATGAAAGATTACTACGAAGTATCTGGATCTGATGTTTCTAAAATTGGTTGGGTTGAAGTAGCGTCTGAAAATGGGGCTTCTGGATACTTATGGTATTTAAAAGCTGAGTCTGACACTAGAGCTCGTTTCAACGATTATATTGAAATGGCTATGTTAGAATCTGAAAAAGGAGTTACAGCTACAGGTATTATCGATGGATCTAACGTAATGACCGGTACAACTGCTGGTGATCAAGTTGGTACTGAAGGTTTATTTGAAGCTATTGAGCAAAGAGGTAACTTAACTTCAGGTATTACTGGTGTTAACGCTGCGACTGATTTAGCTGAATTTGACGCTATCTTAGCTGAGTTTGATTCTCAAGGAGCTATTGAAGAAAACATGATGTTTGTAAACAGAGCTACTTCGTTAGCAATGGATGACATGTTAGCTGCAATGAATTCTTATGGAGCTGGTGGTACTTCTTACGGAGTATTCGATAACTCAGAAGATATGGCATTAAACTTAGGTTTCTCTGGATTTAGAAGAGGTTCTTATGACTTCTATAAATCTGATTTCAGATACTTAAATGATTTAGCAACAAGAGGTGGTGTTAATGCTGCTGCTGGAGCTAACGCAATTAGAGGTGTCATGGTTCCTGCTGGAACTTCAACTGTCTATGACCAAATGTTAGGGAAAAACTTAAAACGTCCATTTTTACACGTTCGTTATAGAGCTTCTCAAACTGATGACAGAAAGATGAAGACTTGGACAACAGGTTCTGTTGGAGCTGCTACATCTGCTTTAGATGCGATGCAAATCCACATGTTAACTGAAAGATGTCTAGTTACTCAAGGTGCTAACAACTTCATGTTATTGAAGTAAGCATTATATTAAGGATCGAGGCTTCGGCCTCGACCCTTTCTTTTTATTAATTTTATTATATATTATATTATGGCAAAAAAAACAAAAAAAGTGGTGGAACCACAAGTAGAAGAAGCGTTTGAACAAACGTTTGAAGAAACAATAATTGAAGAACCAGTAGCAAGAGAGAGATTAAAACCATCTAACGAATGGGAAATTAAGGATAGAATATACTATCTAAAAGGTGATAAAAAACCTCTTTCAAGAACGGTTAAATCTTCAAGTATATATTGGTTTGATGAAGAAAAAGGTTACGAAAGAGAACTTAAATATTGTCAAAATCAAAAAACTTCTTTTGTAGATGAAATGAAAGGCGATCAAAGATTAGAACATATAGTGTTTAGATCTGGGTCTTTATTTGTACCAAAAGAAAAAACAGTATTACAAAAATTACTTTCTATGTATCACCCACAGAAAGATAAGACTTATTACGAATACAAACCACAAGCTATAGCTGAAGAAGAAATTGATGTTTTAGAACAACAAGTAGAGGCTTTAGTAGCTGCTAGAAACATCGATATAGATACTGCTGAAGCTATCATGCGTGTAGAGGTTGGTTCTAAGGTATCAGATTTGAGTTCTAAGGAACTTAGAAGAGATTTACTGGTATTTGCTCGTAATAACCCTAGATTATTCTTAGAATTAGCGGATGATGAAAACGTAATGTTAAGAAACTTTGGGATTAGAGCTGTAGAAGCTGGTATATTAAGACTATCTTCGGATCAAAGGAACTTTTTATGGGGTTCTAACGGTCGAAAAGTAATGGTTATACCGTTCGACGAACATCCATACACCGCCTTGGCACATTGGTTTAAAACTGATGAAGGAATGGAGGTCTATTCTAACATAGAGAAGAGACTTAATCAATAATAAAATGGCTGCCCTTCGGGGCGGCCAATTATTAAAAGTTTAAAAATGGGAAATGAAAAATCAAAAGGATTAGGAGATACAATAGAAAAAATAACAAAAGCAACTGGTATAAAAAAAGTTGTTGAAAAAATAAGTAAAGCAACCGGTAAGGATTGTGGTTGTGATCAAAGGAAGGATAATTTAAATAGATTATTTCCTTATAATTATACAAACAAATAATATGGTACTTATAGACACGGTATATCAAAGAGTTTTAGCATTAGCTAATAAAGAACAAAGAGGTTATATAACACCTCAAGAGTTTAATTTATTTGCTAACCAAGCGCAATTGGAAATATTAGATCAATATATTAATAATGTGGCGTTTTTTGGGCGTACGCCTGGTAATAGTGAAGAGTTCTCTGATACATCTAGAACTTTAGATGAGAAACTAGGTGTCTTTAAGGTGGAAGCAACTGTACCTATAACAGGTGGATTTGGTAGTTTCCCAGTAGACTTATATAGATTAGGGAAAGTTTACTTTGGTAATAACGAAGCTAATCAACTAACTATTGATCAAATTAGAAAGATTCAGAAATCACCACTAACAAACCCAACAACTAACAGACCTGCTTTTGATATTGTTAACAATCAAATAAGGCCTTTCCCTTCTATAAGTAACGTTACTATGACTTATTTAAGAACACCTGTATCTGTTCGTTGGGGATATGTAGTGGTAAACAATAAAGCTCTTTATGATCCAAATCCAGCTAAAACTGTTAATTTTGAGTTGCAAGATTCTGAAGAGACAGAATTAGTTTATAAAATACTAAAACTAAGTGGCGCTGCAATACAAAGACAAGATATAGCTCAGTTCGCTCAAGCACAAGAACAAGGCATACAACAATCAGAAAAAATATAAATAAATGGCATTATTAAGTGGAACAGAACAAAATTATTATGAATTAGGTGATTATGGTGGTTATCAATTTGTTAGTTTACAAACTATAATAAATCAATTTTTAATATCTTATGTTGGTGATAATAAAGTTATACCTAGGGTAAATAGTTATGAAGTTGAGTTTCACGCTCAAAGAGCTATGCAGGAGCTTTCTTTTGATACATTTAAATCGTGTAAATCACAAGAGGTAACAGTTAGACCAAACTTGCAAATGCCTCTACCCCGTGACTACGTTAATTATACTAAAATAAGTTGGGTAGATGGAAGTGGTATAAAACATAGAATCTTACCAACATCATTAACATCAAATCCAAAACCTACATTTACAAACGAAGAAGGAGGTCATAGAATAATCGCTGCAGCGACGGCATCAACTAGTGGTAGTCCTAATTTAGTATTAAATGGCGCTTATCCTGAAATAATACCAGGTATGGTGTTGAGAAGTTCTAACGAAGCCGTTGGTATGAATAACTCTTATGTTGTTTCTATGTCAACCGTTGGTGGTGTAACCACTTTAGTAATGAGTGTTAATGCTGCTAATAGTATTGTTGGTACCCCTTTGCCTCTTGAATTTGTTGCGGCTGGCGGGTCTGCTTTACACGCTACTAATGGTGAAGAAAATATTGAAGTTGGATATTTTAGCACTACTAGTGGTCAAAAGTGGGCGCAATCTTATGTAGCTAGTGGTCCAGCTGATAATTTTAACAAGATTGAAGTTGGTATGACCGTGCATCACTCGGCGTTTCCAACTGGAACTAAAGTGGTATCTATAATACCAGGAGGAGCAACGGCAGCTGGTTTTAATATAGTATCTTTTGATACAGCAGCTACTGCTACTACCACTTCACCATACTCGCAAACTTTCATTTTTTCTAATGAAGACAATCAAACTTCAAAATCTTGGGATGCTTACAAGGGTGGTAATGCTATAAATAATAATATTAACACCGTTGATGCTATTGAAGATGAAGATTTTAGTAGATACGGACTCGATCCACAGTTTGCAAATAGAAATGGATCTTTTTATATTGATTGTGGGTCTGGAAAAATACATTTTAGTTCTGATTTAATAGGCAAGACTATAGTTTTGGACTATATAAGTGATGGTGTTGGAACAAATGATGAAATGCAAGTTCACAAGTTTGCTGAAGAGGCTATGTATAAGTGGATAGCCCACGGTATATTGTCCACCACTATGAACATACCAGAAGGACTGATCGCTAGATATAAAAAAGAGAGATTCGCTGCTATTAGAACTGCTAAATTAAGACTTTCCAATATTAAATTGGAAGAAATCACTCAAATTTTAAGAGGTAAATCGAAACAAATAAAACATTAATTAAATGCCTGATATTAAACACCAGTTTTCTAGTGGGAAAATGAACAAAGATCTCGATGAGAGAATTGTTCCAAATGGAGAATATAGAGACGCTATGAATATACAAGTGTCAACGTCAGAAGGATCTCACGTTGGTACTGCGCAAAATATACTTGGTAATATCGTTCACCACTCGTCGACTTTCCAAATGCCTGCCGACCCAGTTGTAGTCGGTGTTATTGGAGATGAGAAGAATGATTTTGTATATTGGTTTGTTTACGGTTCTAACGCTGATTGTATATTAAGAAAGAGCACTAATAATAAAGCGGTAACCGCTGTCTTCGTAGACTTACACGGTCATTCTAGTAGATCGTCTTCCAAAAGAGTGTTAGGTTTTGGGGATGAAGGTTCTATAGTTTATAGTTCTGATCAATACATGAGACAGATAACTGGAATAAACATTATAGATGATTTACTTTTCTGGACTGATAATTATGGCGAACCTAAAAAAATAAACATATCAAAGAGTATCGCTGGTACTGTTCAAGCGGGTACTTCCCATACTAAACTAATGAATGACGACACTGGTAATGTCGGGACTACTGATGTTGAAGAAAAGCATATCTGTGTTATACGAAGAGGTCCTTCGAATCCATTAAACTTAGAATTCAACACAATAAAAGGTAGGGATGAAGATAAATCATACGGAGGTATTATTAAGATTACTGATAACCCAGGAACCTTAGCTAATACCTCTTCTCTTTTTGTTCCAGCTGGAGTTTACCCAGCCCCACCCTTAAACGATAATTATGATTTTTCATCCTATTCTGTTGGTGAGATAATATATACAACTGTAAATACTGATTTAGATGGTAATCCTGACTTCACTTTAGAATGGGAAGTTGGGGATGTAGTGGTATTAAAAGAGTACGATGATGATGGGGTTGCTCCAACCACACCGCTACGTGACTACCGTATAAAAGGTAAAATAGTGGACTTTAATAACCCTGTTACTAATGTAAGTGGGGCTAGTTCTTTTACACAAGATACCTCAGCTGTAGGGTTTGGTGTTAGTGCTTCTAACTTTCTTAATTGGGGTATTGGTAGAGTTATTGTTGCTATAGAAATACAATCTATAAACGGTTATCCACCAACTGCTATAGGTGGGTTTGGTGCTGGTAGTTTGGATTACGTTGTAGATTTATTTGATGATGAAACAAAGTTGTTTGAATTTAAATTTCCTAGATTTTCTTATAGATACAAATATGAAGATGGTGAGTATTCTATTTTTGCTCCTTGGTCCGAAATAGCCTTTTTACCTAGTTCTTATGATAATCACCCTCAGAAAGGTTATAACCTAGGTATGACTAATAAGATACAAGATATATTACTAGAGGGATTAGTACCTTTAGATATACCTTTAGATGTGGTTGAGATCGACATATTGTATAAGGAAGATACATCAACAAATGTATATGTTGTTGAAACTATAAGTCCTAAAGACACCCCAACTGGACCAGGTTTGCTTAATATTTGGCAGATAGGTTCTTATTATCTAACATCTGAAACTATAAAATCTTTAGTTCCCTCTAATCAATTATTGAGAACTTGGGATAATGTACCTAGAAGAGCTCTTGGCCAAGAGATAACAGGTAATAGAGTTGTTTATGCTAATTACTTACAGCAATTCAATTTAAGAGAAGGTAGTCCCTATGACAACACTCTTCCTTACTGGCAACCTAAATTTGAAATTAGTGTTGAACAAGTTCCAAATGCGTTACCTTCACCTATAAAAACTATAAAATCATTAAGAGAGTATCAATTGGGAGTTGTTTTTGTTGATGCGTACGGTAGAGAAACACCTGTGTTATCTAACAATACTGGCTCTATAAAACTAGACAAATCATACGCTCTTACAGGTAATAAGCTTAGTGTTTCATTCGCTAACACAACTGGACCTGAAAACATGTCTTATTTCAAGTTCTACGTAAAAGAGACATCAGGAGAATACTATAACATGGCTATGGATAGATTCTATGATGCCGCTGATGGTAATGTTTGGTTAGCTTTTCCTTCTTCTGATAGAAACAAGATAGATATAGATACCTTCTTGATACTTAAAAAGGGTACTGGTCCAGACACTGTGGTAAACGAACCTGCTAGATATAAAGTTTTAGCTATAGAGAACGAGGCTCCAGATTTTGTTAAAACAACAAAATTATTAATATCAACAAAAACACATACTACCTCTGGGTCGGGAGCTATAGATATATTTGGAAACTCAATGATCGATGCTCCTGAAACTGGCAATTTTAAATTTAAGGTTAAATACGAACCTTTTTACTCGGACAGTGGTGGTGATTTACATAAGTTAATACAACCTGGAGTTGAATTATGGGTTGACTTTAAATTATCAGCTGAAGATGAGATTTCTAATAGATATAGAATAACTAGCGTTAAGTGTGATTTTGAAGTTGGTGGACCAGTTTCTATGTCAGACTCTTATTACTATATAACAATTGATGGTTTATTTAATGATGATATAAACTTTATAACAGATGATCCAACTGGTGCTGCTTCTACAAAAATCATTGAAACCGCTCAAATAAGATTTTGGAAATACGCTGTTGAGAATAGACCTCAATTTGACGGTAGATTCTTTGTTAAAATATATAACGACGGTATATTTAAACAGTATGTAACAAAAGATTTTGATAATGCCAGTGCTAATGATTATAGAATATTGTCTAGAAAAGAAGTATACTTTTTAGATGAATCACTACACGAACCTGATTTTGCTGGTGGTAGTGTACAAATATGGAACGCTACTTTAGATAAGCCTCAAGGTCAAGCCCCTCACTATGCTACTGGTATCCCAACTTATCATGGTACTAGTAATTCTACTTATTTTACAGCTCTTGGAGATGGTGAAATGTTTCAATATGAAGATTATTACACCACAACCTCTAACCCCTGGAGTTCCGCATACGCTGCTACTGTTCAAGCGGCTGGAGCAATGGATCCAACACGAGATGGTGGAAAACCATCTAAAGGTTGGTGGAGAAAATCACAGTTTTGGGCTTGGTTTGTAGATTACGCTTGGAGTACTGCTGGTTGTAATTTACAATCAAATTCGCTAACGCTTGGGAGTAATCTTGGTGCTGATTTAGATCAATATGGTGTAGCTGGTCACTTCCATTCTTCCGATAATTTCGAATGGTTGGCAGCTGATCCAATATTAGGTGTTGCTGCTAATAAACCAGATAAAAAACATGAGGTTTGGTTTATAGATAATGGTAAGTGGAGAGGTAGACACACAGAAGCAGATAAAGTTGGAACAACAACCACGGGTTTTAATACTAGTAGTCAACCTAATGGCGGTTGGACTGCTGGTGGAATTGAAAATTACCATGACACAGAATACAGTAAGATAAACCTTTCTTTTGGTCCTATATGGTCAGAGGATCCTCTTAACAATGATGATCACTTTAATATTAGTGAGGGTTCACCAAACTATCCACACCAAGCTGATTTTGTTGGTAAAATGAAACCAGGAGCACAATTTAGATGGAAGGAAGACCCAAACCAAACAGTTTATACTGTGGGTGCTAACGTTAGAGAATGGAACATCTCTAGATACACATCTCCAATAGGAGATCCCGATTTAGGTGGTGTCGCTAGGAATGAATCTAGTGATCTTTACCCGGCAAATTTCAATAAATATTACTATTTAAAAGTTACACCAAATATGGGTAGTGTTTGGGATCCTACTAGCAACACGTTAGGACCAATAATTGGAGGTCACAATATAACCTTACCAATATCATCTGGTGGTGGAAGTATGACAAGTGGAGTTAATGCTGTTGATGATGTTTGGATAATGATGGATTCTATTGTTGGTGTTGACGTTGATAATGGTAGTATTGAAGCACAACTTAGACAGGGTATGATAGTAGAGAGTTACGTTAACGGAGGTGTAACTATAAACATGCCCGAGGTACCGTCTGTAGTTAATAGTCAAATGGTTGGTCAATACCTCTGTATCTCCGAAATAGAATACGTTGCAAGTCTTCAAAAATATAAAGTATATTTAGTTGGTTATAAATGGCCTTTAAAAACAGGTGATATACCTGGTAATGGAGCGGGTGCTTTACCTAATGGCTTTGAATCAGGGGCTAATGTAAAATTTAGACAGGCTTCTATGAATATGGTTTCACCTACCTACTGTGATAACTTTGAGAAAATGCAAGCAAACCAATCTCAAAACTACGGTGGTGTTGGTGTTGTACACCAAAGAAATACGTTATTTCCAGTTGGTTATACTCTTGAGTGGATTGAACCTGTAGATAGAGAAGAAGTTATGCCTGATTTCCCAGCGGTTTGGGAAACAGAACCTAAAGAGCAGCCTGAATTAGATATTTATTACGAGGTTGCTGGTTTACACCCTTTAAGAACAGATAGTGCGAATGTTGGTAGAATCGGGTCAACGGCTATTCAAACAGCTATTCCTTATGCATCCACAATAACATCTACGCATGCTTATTTACCAGGCGTATATAGCGTCTTGGATATTGTATTAACAGAAACTAATGGTAACTGGATAGTTCTCGATGGGTTAACCACGAGTGCAAATGTTAATGGCGTAGTAACTGGGGAGAGTTTAATGGCTTTTTGGCCATTAGTTAGTCTATATGTTACTAAACCAGATGAAACTGAATTTGGCCCAATAAGTATAGAGCATATAATTGACGCTAACTATTTAAACCCGGGTACATATACAACTCCAAACGTATATCACGCTGTTAAGATTAACGAATCATTATTTGATGAGACAAACTTAGCTTTTAAAGGGGATGTTTCTAGAAAGATGAATTGGAAGTTACCATACTTCAACGCTTATTCTTTTGGTAACGGCGTTGAATCAAATAGAATTAGAGACAACTTTAACTTACCTTATATATTAAACGGTGTTAAAGCTTCAACTACTTTAGCTGAGCAATACAAAGAGGAAAGAAGAGAAACTGGGTTAATATACTCTGGTATATATAATTCGGTAACTGGTATAAATAATTTAAACCAATTTATTCAAGCTGAAAAAATTACAAAAGATTTAAACCCAACATATGGATCAATACAAAAGCTGTTTTCACGAGACACTGATTTAGTTACATTTTGTGAAGACAAGGTGTTAAAAGTATTGGCAAATAAAGATGCTGTTTATAATGCTGATGGAAATCCTCAGTTAATAGCAACTCCAAATGTATTAGGCCAAACAATACCTTTTTCTGGAGATTATGGTATATCTAGAAATCCAGAATCATTTGCGTCAGAATCTTATAGGGCTTATTTTACAGATAAACAAAGAGGCGCTGTATTAAGATTATCACAAGACGGTTTAACACCAATATCTGATTACGGTATGAAAGATTGGTTTAAAGATGCTTTAAATGTGAGATCAGGTGATTCTCTAAGTGTTTATGGTATTAATCAGAATCAAGGTGAACCTCCCGTGAATATAATAGGAAATTATGACACTAGAAATAACGAGTATAATTTAAAATTTGGATTTACAGGAGACGAAGCAAGTGGAGGCTTGACGAAAGTTCAAAAAGTAGTCTCGTTTAAAGAGGAGAATAAAGGATGGGTTAGTTTTAAATCCTTTGTGGATATGGAAAATGGAATAAGTGTTTCTGATAAATACTTTACTTTTAAAGAAGGTAAAGCTTATTTCCACAACTCTCACGATGTTGATAGAAACACTTTTTATGGTAGATATGAAAATTCATCTATAACAGTTCTTCTAAATGACGATCCTGGTGTGGTTAAAACATTTAACACTTTGAATTATGAGGGTTCACAAACAAAAGTAGATAGGTTTGTAGAGTATGTTGATTCTTTAGGTTTTACTCATACGGATAGAGATTATTACAATTTAGCAGATATTGATGGTTGGTGGGTTACAAATATACATACAGACATGCAAGATGGAGGCGTGCCTGAATTTATAAATAAGGAAAACAAATGGTTTAACTTCATAACAGGTATTGATGATCCAAATAACAATATGGATGGTCTTGATGAAAGTGAATTCTCTTTCCAAGGGTTAGGTACTGTTGCTAGTTTTACTGTAGCCGCTATAGTGCCTGGGTGTATGGATCCTTTATATGTCCAGTACAATCCAGCTGCAACTATTGATGATGGTTCTTGTTTAACATTAGTGGTTTTAGGTTGTATGAATGCTAGTGCTACTAACTATAATGCTTTAGCAAATGTTGATGATGGTAGTTGTCAAATAGTTGGTTGCACATGGACTGGAGCCTTTAACTACCAACCACCACCGGTTAATGTACCTTGTCAAGATAGTAGTGGTACACCTAATGGTACGGGTATGGATGCTAATGGTAATTGGGAGTGTTGCGAACCTATTCTTATTGGCTGTATGAACGCTAATATAATTAACACTCCCGCTGCTTCTCCAGATGTATTTGGAAATTGCGCACCACCTGATGAAAACATTGTGGGTGATCCAAACTGGCCTAGTGCTGCTAGTTTAGGTGCTTGTTACAGTATTTCTGGTGGGCCTTATAGTGGTTATGATGTTTTCAATTTCAATCCATTCGCTAACACAGCTAGCGCTTGTGCCCCACTACCTGGTGGATGTACTGATTCTAACGCTAGTAACTATGGAGGTTGCACTCTGTGCGTTGATGATGGATCATGTCTATATGAAGGATGTACAGATGCTACAGCTTTAAACTACAACGCTTTGTGGGACACAGATGATGGGTCTTGTTGTTATGATGGTGGATGTACTGATTCTGATTCTTCAAATTACGATCCCGGCGCTTGTTGGGATGATGGTTCTTGTATTCCTTGCGTATATGGATGTATGGATATTAATGATGGTAACTATGACCCACTAGCAACGTGTCATGATTGCGCTAACTATTGCGCTGGTGTTTGTGGTTGTAACGATCCTAACGCTGCGAATTACGATGCTAGCGCTACGTCTAATGATGGTAGTTGTATTTACGATGGATGTTTAGATCCAACAGCGGCCAACGCATTAACATTAAACGGTGTTATTATAAACTGTACTGATATTGATGCTAGTTATGCTGGTCCCGCGAATTATATAGGTCAAATAAGTCAAACCTGCGGACCAATACCTGACGCTTGGGCTGTGATGCCTGGCGTAGGAGGTTCTATAATGGATGGTGTTTATGGCGGTAATCCGCAAGTAATGTATAACACGTGTTTATATGTAATACCTGGATGTACAGATGTTACAATGTTTAATTATGATAATCAAGCGACTGTAGATGATGGATCTTGCTACCCTGTTATTACTGGGTGTATGGATCCTACAGCAGTTAACTTTGTTTCTATTACAGGAGATCCACAAGTTGATATAAATACTTCGGATCCTACCGCTTGTTGTTACACGGGTGGTTGTACAAACCCAATGGGTACTAATTATGATCCAAACGCTTGTTATGATGATGGTAGTTGCATAGTGCCCGTGCTCGGTTGTATGGATACTACAACTGGATATTTTAATACCGCTGGTCCAAGTGGTGTTAGTGGTTATGATTCATTAGGCCCAACCCTTGGTTATCCTAGCACTAATCTATGTGATGACCCTACTTATGCGACTGATCAATTTGGATTAAATCTCTGGAACAATGATGGTTGTATGGATCCTGGAACAGTAAATCCAATTGGTTTCGCTGCTACAAACTACAACCCATTAGCAACTGCTAACGGAGGTTGTACTTACCATCAAGGGTGTATGGATCCTAGTGCTTATAACTATGATATAACAGCTTATTACCCAGCTTCTACACCAAGTACCGAAGGATGTATGGATACTAACGCTAGTAATTATGATGCCAACGTCACAACTGATAATGGATCTTGTTGCTTCCCTATAATAGAAGGTTGTTTATACGAAAATTATACAAATTTAAATGGGGATTCTTTTGAGAACTATAATTATGGATCTGGTTCTTTAGGTAACCCATATAATGTTCAAGGTTGGAGTCAATTTAGAGTTACAGCATTAACAAACCCTGGGTTAACAGGTAGTGTAGGTTACGATGTAAATACTCACGATCAAAACATGTGTATATTAAAAGATGGTACTGCGACTACACATACTACTAACACTAATGGCTCGTCCCCATTGTTTGGTGAGAGAAACCCTGCTGGTTGTACTGACAACACTGGTCAAGACGCTTACACTAGAGATTATTGGTATGATTACCACGCGGGTCTTACAACATTACCAGGAACATCGACTAATTATGGTGGTGGAACAGCTAGTGGTCCTTTCAACTGGAGTCATGTTGGTGATCGCGTTATAACTATTCAAACATACCATGGTAGTGCTATAACCTCTTCTCACACACACCCATTTAACTGGAATGAAAACTGGACAGAGTTTGCTGCGAATGGTACGTATCCAACAGATACAGATTTTTATGAAGCCGACGCTCTTGTTGGTGGTGTCGCTAACTCTACCAATTGGATCGCTGATGGACAGGGTAATATTGAGGCTCCATCTGGAGCCCCTTGGATTGGACAATGGGATCCAAGTGTTACCAATGCTTGTTGTAGAAAAGCTGGATGTTTACATCCTTACGCTTTAAATTTTGATGCAAAAGGATACAAGCGTAATCCAAGTTCACCTATGGATCCTATATATGTTGGCGTTGGTGTTCAAAGAAGAAACCCATCAACAGGGCAAGTACACATAATGGAAAAAGCTGACCAAGACAACCCAGGTAGCGTAAACAATCCTTATGACCAACTTGGACCGGTCACAGCTAATGCTGGTATAAACTTTGACGAAGGTGGGCAAGCATGTGTAACGTGTACTGGTTCAACTGGCGAGGTAAGTGGTTATACACCTGGTGGTACAACTGGTGAGCCTGGTGAGCGTTTCCAAAGATGGTTTAACAATGGTTATGATGATAATGGAAATTATACTGGAGATTTTAGCCCTAAAAACAGATGTGGCTCTTCTGGTAACGAAATATGGGAAATGGCCTCTGATACTGGTCTAACAGCTGCTCAAGCAGCTATAACATCTGGTTGTGCGAGTTGGAGGTTAGACGATCCAGAATGGAGAGATTGCTGCGTATTCCCTATGGAATACAGTGGGCATCATCGATATGATGCAAACTCCATGAACGGTCCTTGTTGGAATGGAAATAGCACAACAAATATGGTTCCAAGTTGGATTGCTCCTAATCAACAGAATAACTTCTGTAGGAATAATGGTAATTCACCTGATTATCCTGATGTTATGTTTGGTGGGTGTACAAACCCAGGTGCTTGTCCAGTGCCTTATTCAACCCATCCTCAATCTGGATATCAGCAAGGTAAAATGCCGTATAGACAAGCCGCTATGTGGGATGATGGTAGTTGTTGTTATTCTATCCCCGTAAACCAAGGTGGTACTGGTAACTGTAACCCTTGTAAGGGTATATTCCAAGGAAAAATTAACCTTTAATGAAACTATATACTAGTGATAAAATTGAAGTTAGGAAATCTAATATACATGGTTTTGGTGTTTTTGCAAAAACCGATATAAACATAGGTGAGGTTTTAGAAGAGTGTAATTATGTTAAGCTTTCCGGATGGAGCGGAGAAGATATAGAAGCTTACCAATTCTCTTGGCCAACAAGTCCAGATGAATTTAAGTACAACACTATACCTTTTGGATTCGCGTGTGTGTATAATTCAGCAGACTCAAGAGACACTCGAAATACAAGTTGGTATTGTGATGAAGAAAGAGATGTTTATGTGTTTAAAACAACGAGAAACGTTTCAGCTGATACAGAACTCTTAACTTTTTATGGTGACGTATATGTTAAGTTAATAGGTAATAATTTTAAAAAAATATAAGATGGCATTTATTTCAATAACTTTTAATGACCCGATCAATATATCTTGTGATGTTGGAGATGATATATACACAACTCCCACTGTATCACAGGATTCTGCTAACACATTATACTTGGGGCAAATGAATACACTAATATTTGTTGGTACTGTATTCGCTGTTTTAAATGGTGATGGTTTAGACCCATCATCTCCAATACAGTTAATAGTAGATCACGGATCGGCACCAGTACCAAATGTATCTAGCGGTGATTTTATGACATTTTCTAAAAACAAACAAGCTAACTCATCTGGAATAACAGGCTACTACGCGGAGGGTACTTGGAAAAATAATAGTAAAATAGAGGCAGAGTTATTTGCTGTTGGATCATCTATAGCTTTAAGTAGTAAATAATAAATAATATTAAAATGGTTAAATTTATAAAAGAGTTTAATATAAGTGTTGATAGTATCAACTATAATGGTGAGAACAGATCGTTTACTGTTATTGGAGATGCTGGTGCCAAGTTTGAGTTAGAAGTCAAAAACTCTACTTTATATTATGATTTTAGAACAAGATCATTAACGTCAACAAGAAAAGTTCTTACAGTGGTAATGGACAGGGAGCGATATCAAAAAAGTATTAATTTCCCCAGTGTTTTTAGTCAAGAGAAGTCTAGTGATACTTATACATTAACTTTAACAGCTATTTCCGATGACTGCGCAACAACTCAACATGTATCATATGTAGAGGTTAGAGATACAGACGGTGATTATATAGGACCTATTAACGAAAATAGTTCTATTGGTTCTAGTGGCGTTTCTTTAAAAAAGACCATACCACAGAGCGCTGCTCAGACAATAAGCTTGTATCCATATGGATCTGACGACCCAACGGCTTGGCCAACATTCTCAGCTATTATTCTTGGGACAGCTAGTCCCCGCGGCTCCTTTAAAAGTAATTTTACCATAACTGTAACTGCTGATGCTAAAGAGGCTGTAAGAATAGATAGACAACCAACTCAAGATGATTTCTTTTATGCGACAGCTACCGCTGTGAGCGCGACATTACCTATAGATGGACAAGACGTTTTTGACGGTAAAGCTAGGAGCACCGATACAACTGACGCGGTGATAAGTGGGACATTGGTAACGATGAAAACAAATGTTGCTGATAAAATGGCACCAGGAGATAAAGTAACTGGAACAGGTATAAGCGATACCGCTGTTGTTACGGTTAGTAATATAACAGATGGAACAGCAAAACAATTTAGAGCGTCAGAATCTGTTAGTATAGCTGACGATATTGAATTAACGTTTACACCGCCTAGAAACTACAGATTTCCAGTTGCTGATATAACTAACATAAGAGCTGGGATGAGAATTTCTCCAGCTTTAAATGGTGGGGGTTCTATCGTAGGTGGTTATGCTAGAAGCCGTACAATACAACAATACTTAAAGAAAGAATGTAGTTTTGAATTAGTCGATAAAAGTATAACATTAGCCTCTGTACCAGCTATAGAAGCTACTGGCATACCAACTTTTAGTAATGGTAAAATATCATCACAAGCTGGTAACATTTGTTTTCAAGAACCTATTGGAGCTGAATTTACAGCTGCATCATATTCTTTCCAAGGTTATGGTATTAAAATGATAGAGGATTTAACTGGTTTTGGTAGCTTAAGTTTCACAAACTTAAAAGCAGAAATACTAGATGCTAACGTGATAACAACCACTATAAGTGACGCTAGTGCTAACAATATAAGTTCATTAAGTGATTTTGATGTAGCTAATAAAGATGGAATAATGAACAACGTTAGTAGGGTTAAAGGTGTTAATTTTGACACTAGCACTGGAGTAGACCCACTCGTAACAACTATTGGTAGTTCTACTAACACTAATATAACCGTAACACCAGGTGGTCATATCTTACAAAATGGGCAAGCGGTTGAGTTTACCGGAGCCGCAAAGATAATAACAATAACTGGTAATGTGGAAATTAAAGACATTGGATTTAACAGTCAAAACTTATATCTTGACGTCGGTAGATTTTTGACTATAGCTTCAAATGCTTAAAAAACACATAAAAACTGTAATAATAAAGTAACAAAATACAATTATGAAAATAAATAAACCAACACCTTTTAGATATAGCGTTAATCCCATTAAAAGAACTAGGAAATCACCGCTTAAATCTAAAGCATTTGACACGATGATGGATGATTTCTCAGCAATGGGGAAAAATTTAGGAGCGATTGATGTAGGTAAAGCATCGTTAATATCTGCTCCAGATGCAAAAGACCAGAAGTTTAAAAATATGTTTGCTGACGCTTCAAACGCTTATTCAAACATGGATACTCAGAATTTTGCAGAAGATCTTACTGTGAACCAAGGACAGGCGCAATTTGAAAAAGAAATGGGAATGCAGCAAGAAGCGAACATGTTAGACGCTATGAGGAGTGGTGGAGGTTTTAACGCTGGTAATATTCAAGCTATGGCAAACGCTGGTTCTCAAAGAAGACAAGCCGCATCAGCTTCTATTGGCCAGCAAGAAGCAGCTAATCAATCAGCTAAAGTCGCTGGTGCGCAAGACGTGCAAAGAAGAAGAGAAATGCAGATGGGAGGCCAAGCAGAGGCTGAGAGAATGCAGATGCAAGGCGCCGCTGATACTCAAGCTGCTAAAGCTGCTTCTGGAATGCAACAAGCTCAAATGGCACTAACAGCATCTCAAGCAAATCAACAATCCAAGCAAGCACATCAAGCATTATCTTACCAAGCTGCTAATGATGCTAGAAATACACAATTACAACACCAACAAGGTATGATGCAGTTGCAATCTGGAAAAGACGCTGCTGACGCCGCGAATAAAGAAGCTGAGAAAAATTGGGGCCAAAGAACTTTTGGTTGGTAAACAATAAAAATTAAAAAATGGCAAATACTAAAAACATAATAGATATGGAGGGGTTGTACCGTGCAGGTTACAATTCTCAGATCGATGCTGAAAATGTTAATAAAGACCGTAGAGTTGACTTAATTGATCAACTTTTTATGAAAGCTGGGCAGTGGGTTGTAGGAAGATACCAACAAAACCACGCTGAATTAAAGGGTTTAAAAACTCTAGGTAGGGCTAGCAATTCTCAAATTCAAATGGAAATTGAAAAGCTTGGTAGTAGATTAACACCTAAAATGCAAGCAAGTTTAGATTTATACAAAGCAGAGTATGACAAGGGCGCTAGAATGTCTGTTAAAGGCATGACAAAAAAGAAAAAGCAAGAGGGTCAATTATTAATGGACATGGCTTTTCATAAAATGCAAACAATGCAAAAGGGTTTAAAGGGTGTTCAAGATAAGATGCAAACGCAAGTTGATAACGGTATGATAGAACTTGGTGAAAAACCTTTTAATGGTACCGCTGTTACTGGATGGAATTCTGGAGCTACAGAAGAAGAGTATACTAACGGCGTTAGATTAGCCACTGGAGAAATGTTAGAAAACTTGTCGATAGATGATGAAACAGGAGAGATATACTATATGTCTCAAGAGATGGCTGATACCGGCGAAGAAGCCTATAATGAGTATAGAGGTGAAATGGGAGGAACGCAGGGTACTTACGATGACTACGTAACCCAAATGCAAGGTGAAAGAAGAGAAAGCGAGATCCTTGGAGAAGATGAGTGGAACAAGCAAGACGAAGGTATTTTAAGTCATGAAGAGTGGGCTGAGTTGAATGAAAACAACCCACAACTAGTGGCTACATTGTTTAATAGGGTTAAATTTCCTGGAGAAGAAGACAACACTTTACAAGATGGTTATATGGATCTATTAACTAAACATGAAAAGAGTGGTTTAGATGGATTTGAAATTGACGAACAGTCTACTGAAAAACTAAAAATGGAGTTAAATGATAGATTTTCTAATGCAAACGAAGGTCAAATAAGAAGTTTTTTGTTTGGTGGGCAAGTGACTATGGTGGTGGATGGTAAATTAACAAGAGTAACACCAGCTCATAAATTACTAGTTGATGCTGGTAGTGACCCTGGAAATGCTAATGGAACAAAAGAAGAGCAGGCTGCATACTTAAAATTTCAAGGTAAATTAGAAGAGATGAAAGGTGAGGATCTTGCCAAAGGAAGTCCACGTAGAGTAGAACTTGTTGATATGGTTACTAAATCAGTTGAAGGTTACCAAAATAACTCGTATAAAAAATATTTAGATAAAGAAGAGAAAGCCACAAATCTAAGAAACAAAGGTAACAAGAAGGAAGAAGAGAACCATGGTACTTGGCCAGATGGAAAATCAGATAGGAGATATATCAACAAGCAGTGGATGTATCCAGATGACTTTGCTAGAGATGTTCAACCTACAATTGATGCTTTAAACAGTGAGGAGGATAATATTGCTGAGATAAACACTTTAAATGGTACCGCTATCAAGAAAGAAGAGGGAACTTGGTATTGGTGGAACTCTACTGGTGGTGACGGTAGTGGTGCTTGGGTAAAAAGTAATAGAAACTATCTAGCTAGAAATAATAACGTGCTTAAATATCTTTCGAATATAGAGGAGGTGTCCAAAGGTTCTCAAGTAGAGCTATTACCAACACAGCATAACGCAATAAATGAATTGAGCATAATCAAACGTGATGATGGTAATTACGGAACTTATCCTCATGAGGGTGGTGATATTAAGTATGACAAGTCCACATATGCTGTTGTACCGGCTATAGCGGGTAAAAATAAAGGAAAAATGGTTTCTGTTACCAAGCAAGAGTATGGAGATTTAATCAAGTACAATAAGAAAAATAAAGATTATTTAAAACAAGTTGTCAAGGGGAGACAAGATTTTGCTAACTTCCAATTCTATTTAAAGGGAGCGAAGAAAGGAGATAAAGAAGCCTTGAGAAAACTAGGTCTAACAAAAGAAGAATAGAAATAATATGAGTGTTAATTATAATCCTTTCGCGGCTGATAGTAATCAAGGTAAAAAAGATTACAATCCATTTGATAGTAATCAAGACAAAAGAGATTACAACCCGTTTGGAACCGATTCTAATGTTGTTACTAAACCTAAGTTTGGTAGTGATACCTCACCTATTGACTACAATGATGAGGATAAAAAGAAAAGTATCTATGAGATAGGTAGAGAGTATTTTGATGCTTTAAAAACAGGTTGGCAAACCGGTACTGTTTTAGAGGAGTATTTAGAAGTGTTTAAAGGTAATCATTCTCCAGAGGCTATTGAAGCGATGATTAAAGCTGGGGATAAACTAAACAAATTACCACAAAACGATAGAATGGCTAAGTATGTTAAAGCCGTTGATGACGCGGGTGGTGGTTTATGGAATGGTATTATTGAATTAGCGAATACCGATGGTGCTTTAGTAGCCTCTCAAGTAGCTTTACAATCTTTAGCTATGATGGTTTCAGGAGCTGGAGATTCTCTTGTTGATTTAGCAGACGGTAAAACACCAGATGTTCTTGGTTACATGGCCGCTGGAGCTGGTATTGGAGCTGGTACCTTTGGCCTCGCTGGTAGTGTTGTTCCTGGTCTTGGTAATATAATAGGTGCAGGTGGTGGTGCTGTAGCCGGTGCCATGGGTGGTTTGTCTACTGCTTTAGAAAACGGATTAACCTTTGTTGAGATGATGAAGGAAAAAATTGAAGAGGAAGGTGGAGAGTATAATAGAGAGAATATTAGATCGTTTTTAGAGGACGACGATAAATATAATGAAGTAAGGAATGACGCTCTTAAACGGGGTTTAACTATTGGAGCTGTTGACATGCTTACGGGTGGTATTGCTGGAGCTGTTGGTGTTAAAGCTGGGACTAGTGTTTTTGCTAATGCTTTGGGACCAAGGGTAGCTAAAGGTGTTGGTATATTAGCTGGTACAGCTGTTGAGGGTATTGGTGGTGGTATCGGTGAAGCCGCTGGTCAAGTTGCTGGTGGGCAAGAGATGAACGCTGCTGATATTATTTTAGAGGCTTTCGCAGAAACCCCAGGTGCTTTAGCGACTGTTGTGCCTAAAGTTTTAATGAACAAACCTAAGTACACTATAACTGAAAACGATCAAGAAATAAAATATACCAGAGAACAATTTCTAGAACAAATTGA